GAGGCCTTGCCGGAGGTCTTGTGGCCTTTGCTAATCCCGCGGTTGTGGTTGGTGCCACTGGCCTTGGTGCATCAATTGTTGCAATTGGTGCAGGTATATCTGGTGCTGCTTGGATAGCTGGCAAATTACTACCAACCTTTGTAGAAGGTATGAAGAGTTTTGAAGAGCTAGACGGCAAGAAACTTATTGATGCAGGTGCCGGTATTGCTGCCGTTGGTGCAGGTATGGCCGTCTTTGGCGTTGGTGGTGCCGCAGCGGGTATAGGTAATATTGTAAGTAATATTTCTGATGGTCTTGTAAGTTTCTTCGGGGGTAAAACACCATTTGACAAAGTATTAGAATTTCAAAAATATAAATTCAATAAAGAACAAATAAAAGCAAACGCTGAGGCTATGGTTGCTTATGGTGTCGCAATGGCAGCATTTGGCGGTGGAGAAACAGTAAAAGGTATTGGTGCGGCTGTAGGTGCTATAGGCGACGGTATAGCAGGATTATTCGGTAAAGAGAAAAAACTTCCTTTCCAAGATGTTGTTGAGTTTGGTGAAAAATACTCATTTAATAAAGAAAAAATACAAGCAAATGCTGATGCTTTAGTTGCCTATTCGACTGCTATGGCAAAATATGCTGGTATTAAAGCAGGTGCATCACTTTTAGGTGCAGTTGGAGCTATAGGCGACGGTATAGCAGGATTATTTGGCAAAGAGAAAAAAGCCCCCTTCCAAGAGGTTTTCGAGTTTGGTGATAAGTATACATTCAATAAAGAAAAAATACAAGCAAACGCAGAGGCTTTAGTTGCTTATGGTACCGCTATGGCAAAATATGCTGGTATTAAAGCAGGCGCGTCACTTTTAGGTGCAGTTGGAGCTATAGGTGATGGTATAGCAGGATTATTCGGTAAAGAGAAAAAACTTCCTTTCCAAGATGTTTTCGAGTTTGGTGATAAGTATACATTTAATAAAGAAAAAATAGAAGCAAATGCTGGTGCTTTAGTTGCTTATGGTACCGCAATGGCAAAATATGCCGATATTAAAGCAGGTGCATCACTTTCAACTGCTGTAGGTGCTATAGGCGACGGTATAGCAGGATTATTTGGCAAAGAGAAAAAACTCCCTTTCCAAGATGTTTTTGATTTTGGTGATAAGTATACATTCAATAAAGAAAAAATAGAAGCAAATGCTGGTGCTTTAGTTGCCTATTCATCTGCTATGGCAAAATATGCCGATATTAAAGCAGGTGCATCACTTTCAACTGCTGCTGGAGCTATAGGTGGTGCTATAACAGGATTATTTGGGGGAAGCTCTGCACCTCCTTTTCAAGCTGTACAAGATTTTGGTGTTTATAAATTTAATAAAGAACAGATTGAATTGAATGGTTTATCTCTGGCTGCGTTTGGTAAAGCAATGGCAGATTACGCTAGCGTTAAACCTAAAGCCGGGTTTGGAGATGTATTATCTAATTTAGCATCGGGTATAATCGGTCTCTTCGGTGGTAAAGAAGAATCTTTACCTTATGAGGAAATTAAGAAATTTGGAGAAGTCAAATTTGATTTAGCCGGTATAACAAATAATGCTAAAGCTGTTGCGATGTTTGGTAAATCCTTATCAGCACTGGCTGATCTAAAAGTAGTTGAAGATATCGACTTTGGTAATATAGGTTCTGATATAACTAGAGGAATAAACGTTTTATCACGTGTTAAAGATGATAATCTCGATAAAGCAACAAATGTCATTAAAAAAATTCGTGCTGCATTCGGCGGTGCAAGTGATGCTTTTGCATCGGCTGCTGCAGGAGCTACGGGCGATCAAATAGAACAAATGTCTACTCAAAATGCTACAGCTGCCGATGGCGCCGATGGCAATACAGTTATTGCGCCGACAACAGTAGGATCAACATATAATGGTCCAGTCTATAATGGACCAGTTACTATTACATATGATAATGCAACAACATGGGGATTAGATCCCAATAAAATGCGCGGCAATTACGCTTATGGTGATTTTTAATAAAAAAATGGGAGGCTAACCATGGCCTCCCTCGTGACTATTAAGCGTCAAACCTTAACTAATTAGTCTTCAGCCAACTTCTTGAAGAACGATAGACTATCGTCATCGTCGTCATCGTTTGACCAAGGCGGTGATGAATCGTCACGCTTTGGTTCTGAAGCTGCCGCTTCCTTAAACCGTGGCTTGAAATCCATCACCGCTGGTTCGTCGTCCTCGGCAGTAGTTTTGGGTGCGTGCTTACCGCCATCAAGACCTAAGACTCGATAAAGTTTTGCCTTTAGTTCATCATAAGACTTGAAATTTTTAGGATCAACGAGTTCTTGTAGAGAGTATTGTGACTTCCAAATACGCTCTAGTTCTTCGTCATCATTTAGCAGAGGACCTGCTGAAGAGAAATCTGAACGGTCGTAGTTACGATAACCTTCGACATTACGAATCTTTAGATTGAAGTTTGCACCATCCCAAAAATCAAATGGATTTACTGGAGTTTCATCTTCAAACTGTGGATTCATTGCTTCATTTAACTTGTCAAAAATCTTCTTACCATATTGAAAGAGGAATACCTTGCCTTCGTTAGAAGGGTTAGCAGAGTCCCTTACAACATAGATGTTTGAGTAATACTTTAGGCGGCGCTTCTGCCTACGAACAATCTCCTTATCAGATTCAACACCAGAGTTCCAAAGAGAAGTATTATACTCTGAAACCGGGTCTTGAAGCCCGATAGAGGTGAGAGATTTTTCGATATACCAACCACCTGGACCATTGAAGCCGTGATCCCATAGACGAACGAATGGCATATCTTCGTTCTCTGATGCTGGTAGAAAACGAATAACAGCATAACCGTTGCCGGCTTTGTCAACTTCTGGCTTCCAGACACGGTCGTCACCATACGAACGTTCTGTGCTGTTGCTACTCAACTTTTGAAGTTGAGTGTTTAATTCGTCGAACTTTTTACGTTGTGTTTTCATTTGTGTGAAAGATGTATTCATTTATATTTCCTTTATATTTGCGATTTATCCAAATTTGTCAATCAGAGTTTTCTTCATGACGGGTTTATCATATTGTAGAAACGGTTTGTATTTACTACTCTTTGAGTATACTTCATTCCAGAGTATTTGTAAAGCAATTTTTTGATTCCAATGCTTAAAAATACCTAGAATGTCGTTTAGTATAATCAGCGCCTCTAATGAAAAACGTTTTCCTATGACTTCGTTTAACAATGGAGGATGCTGACCATCTACCACTTTAAAGTTTGAGTCAAAGTCTTCGTTCAGTTTTTGAATCTCCACCTTAAAGTGATATGATAGTGATTGTATCTTCTTCAACCACTGCTTATATATATCTTCGCTCTCAGAAGTGAGAAGGTCTCCGACCCAAATTTTTTTGTCTGATTCAATCAAATTTGCTAAGATATGCGCCTTGTAATCCTTCTTTTTAGAAAGTTTATAGAACTGAAACTTGTCCTTTCTTACTTCGAAAGTATCGGGGCGAGCATTTACTTTACCACTATATTTGAAATAGTCATAGGAGGTATGAAAATGCTGTGTGAGCGCAAGATACGTCCGATAGCAATCGAACGCATCTTGTGTTGAATACACGCTCATACTGGTAACTTTGCAGTTCTCTCCAACATAAAGAGTTCTTCTGCTTCATCCTGTACCCTTGAACGAAGATTAGGATTCTTTCGTATCACTTCTGCTAGTGATTCAATTTCTATGCCGTGTTGTTCAGCATAATTCACAATGGCGTCAATATAATTTGAGTCAGGTTTCTTAGCAATATTGTGTATCTCTGACAAAAATTCTTCATGCTGTAGTCTTAACATTTACTTTCCTCATGCTTGACGGGTTAGGAAGTTCTCACGGATTTCGGTTGGTGCGAAGAATTGACGAACCAACTCTTTTACTCCTTTAGAATGTGTTGTTTGGGATTTCCTGATATAATTCTTGACACCTCACGGGGCATTGTTATATTTCGGAACTTTATATTTATTTAAGTCTTCAACTTTTCTTTAAGATGCTTAATATACTCATCTAGATACTTAATGACTACCTTGCCTTCAAAATTCAACTCTTCGTTTTTAAATTTAGATTGTAAACCCACGGAGTGTCGTTCAAAAACAGCGAGTTCTACGAGTTCGGAAGCATTAAGCATTTATTTCTCCTTCTTTATATTTCTTCTAGTCGAGTCAACGCAATTTCTTGTTCTAGAAGTTCGTCGTATTCTTTTTCTGAAATGATATAGGGGGAATGGTCTATGTGCCACTGAATAGAACGATTCACCGAATCGTGAATGTAGTCTTCAGCTTCATAGAAGTCTTCAAATTCGGTGACCTCTGGATTTGGATCAAGTGAGTCTGCCGAAATCGTTACACGATATTTCATCGTTTTTCCTCTTGTTGTCATATCTATAATATAACCGTTACGAAGGAATTTGTCAAGTGATTTTTTGAAAAATGGTGCCGCAGGAGAGGCTCGAACTCCCGACCTGATGATTACAAATCAACTGCTCTACCAACTGAGCTACTACGGCTTATTTTGTAAACGATTTCTCAAATCGAGTAGCTGTATTACCATACTATCTATAATCTCGATTTCACTTCGATTGTCTTCTTTTTGAACAGGTTCTTTAAATGCTTGCCTCATATATTCCCAATAAGGAAGTCTTTGTTCTCTTTCTCTCTTTTCAACTTCATTCCAATAAGCATCCATAATATCATTACCCGTCATAGTTTTATGATACCCATTGCCCAGTTTTCAGCAGCATCTTCCACATAACGAAGAGACTTAGTAGGAAATCTTTGTTCGTTAAATACGGTATCACCTTTCATAAAATGAATACCGTATCCATTATCATCTTTAAACACCTCTGCCTTTAGCATATTTGGTGCTTCTTCGTGAAAGTATGTGCTGATTGAAGTTTTCATAGATAGTTCCTTACATAAAATCCTAGTCGTTTTGGGTTAAGTCTACCACCGGCATCATCTTCAGATTGAATAAACTTGTAGTCTTTTATTCTGTGTTCTGGTAATGTAACATTAAAACCTTGAAACACAGGGATAATCTCATCATAATCGGGGTCTGGTGACCCTCTCAAATGTACTTCTATTACATTATTGTCTATAAGTTCCAGATTCCATCTGGAAATTCTGTATTTTTCTGATACATGAGGAATATCGTTTAGAATCGGAGGTAGCCAGAACTTAAACGACACATCTCTATACCATCTTTTAAAAAGAAAAGGATTATTGGTATCCTTTTCGCCTATAAAACAACTCTTTTGTTCATAAGACCAATTTGTTTCTATATTGTTTTTCCATCCATAATCTATAGACCTATGAACACCATCAAACTTCTCACACCAAAAATATCCAGGTTCAACGCTATCGCAATCGTCTGGACCTAATATCATTTCTTTAGCACCCAATCCCATACCATAAAGATTGTAGATTGGACGAACTATATATGTGTCTTTTTTGAGTGGTGCTACTCCTGCTGGACCGCAAGAGTAACCAAGTTTCTGTGATAACCAT